GGCCGACGTTCGTCGGCCTCACCGAGATCTCTCTGGTCTCGTAAGACTATTGTCTCCTCATGGGAATTGTTCTGCGGAGGTCCGACCCAATGTCGCTACGCTCTCGTTCACAGGATCTGCGGGTTAACCATATTGGGACTTATGTGTCCCCTATTGGTCCCACGACCTATTACGAGAGTGCGACTGAGGGTCTTCTGAGAACGTGTGTCGACGAGATTGGTCCTAAGTCAATTGAAACTGGGTATAGATTCTATACTCAGCCTCATGACTTACAGATCAAAGAAGTCTTCACTCACTATCCGAAAATCACAGCCGTGAATCCCTTTAATGGTGCGCAATGGAATAACATTGCTATCCAAACGAGGTTTTCTGGCTGGGATCCACGCAATGTTGGCTTTGCAGCCTTGACCGGGCTGGATCGTTCCAACTGGGCGTGGGAGATTCTCTCCAAGACGAATCCGTCGAAACCTCATGTGAGTGTTCCGACGTTCGTAGGAGAGCTCAAGGACCTACCTGACATGGTCAGAAGCTATGGAAATACCGTGTTGCAAAAACTCCGAAAACCGGGGTATAAGCTTCGCGGTATTCCAGAACTGGGCGGTGACTTCCTTGCTTGGAAGTTCGCCGTTCTGCCAATGATCAGCGATCTGTTGAAGATGTGTAAGTTCGTTGAAGCGATTGATAAACGCGTTAACGAGCTTATGAAACTTCGAACAGGCAGCACAATCCGGAAATGGTGCAAACTCAGTGAGAGCAGCAATGGGCACATCGATAATCCCGCCTCCTATATTATGGAGTCACGGACTTACGGTGGTCTCAGTGCTACAGCATGGGCTACTTCCTCGCATACAGCGTGGGGAACCTCTAGGTGGCAACTTGCCCCTGGTTCCAAACTTCCGGAGTTAGGTTACTTCGAGCTCGAAAAGCTCGCAAGACAACTTGCTACGGGGTTTACAACTCATGGAGCTCTTGAAACGGCCTGGGCTCTATGTCCTTGGTCGTGGATGGCCGATTGGTTTGCGAATACCGGCGATATCATCGCCGCTACGAACAACACAATAGGCCTCACTTGGAAGGATATCTGCTACATGCGGACGTCGCGAACTGATGTTCACACGTCTAATTGGAGTGGAGATCCATGGTTACTTGCCGGTCTTTCTGAACGGCAAGTCACCGCAGTTTGGACCCGAAAGGAGCGCTATGTTTGCGCTCCTGTCGTACCATTTCCCTTTCCCAAAGTGCCCCTATTAAGTCAGGGGCACTGGTCGATACTGGCGGCTTTAGCGGCACAGAAGGCTGCTTAGCCGTCTGTGTCTCTAGTCGTCAGGAGAAGTTCCATGTTGGGCAACACACTTACCCTTCCTCAAGCTGGTGGTGACAAGGTCCTCATCAAGATTAACCAAGATTCGTACTCTTCTGAGTACCTCTTGCGTTCATCCACTGATGAGTACCGCGCGCGTATTCGACACAGCAAAGCTGCGGCGAATACTGCTCGCCCTTACGAAGCTGATCGGCACAATTTCGAAGTTGTGCAGACCATTTTCGAGGCTGCTGGTGTACCACAATATGAACGAAAGTTCTATTTTGTGATTGAAACCAAGCCTGGGGACACCGCTACCGCGTTGGCAGATGCTATTGCGGATCTTATGATCCTCAGTACCAATGCCTTCTTGGCAAGCTTGAATGGCTGGGAGTCGTAAGGAAGCCTACTTCAAAAAGGAGTAGTTAAAAAGGATGACTTCGTGTCAACCTGCTGCCGAATGACTCTTGTGCCACAGTGATGGGAAGTGTGACCTGACAGCATGGGACATTTCTGGAGGTTTAACTCTAGTATGTCTAATTGCCATGTCAGGGAACTTCAGAACTTGTGGGAGGGCATCCTCACGGATGCTCACCACGCATTCCCGACCCTTGGAGACGAGTTTGAGAGAGATCTCTCCCGTCTTCAACGAACTGTGGTGCATAGAGGAATTCGAGTTTTTCTCGAAGATCTCCCTGCAATTGGTAAGCACTTTGATCGGTGCTTATCAAACGGCCAGTACAGTTTTTCAGGACTCCCTCTAACTAAGAGGTGTTCCGAAACAGTAGTGATTCCGAAGTTTCTTCGGGGACTCTACTTACTGGTTTTTCACAGTTCAGGTTCGCTGAAGGAGAATTGCAATGTCGAAGCCGTCCTCTTTGTCCGCCAACTCACGTTGGCCTTCAAAAAAGGAAAGCTCAGCTGCACCGAAGAGGCTAATGAAAAAGAAGTCATTAGCTTTCACTCGGTCGACGGCCAGCTTCCAGAACTTGATGAGTTCTGGAAAACTGAAGACTGTCCTATACCTCCGGATCTACCTTCGCAGGCAGCATCTGGAAGTTATAGTGACACCTTATCTGATTTGGCTACTGATGAACCGCCCCGGAAACGGGACGGCGAATCCTCTGACAGTCAAGTTCTCTGTAAAGAGACTCCTGTCCGAAAGTCAAATCTTGATGAAGCAAGTATTATCAAATTCCCTTACAAGGGTTTTGCTAAGTCCGAGCTTTATCAGGGTAGGGTACAGTCTAGCGAAGCGCACTTGCGCCAAGCTCTGTCGATTCTCCTGGCCAGACTAGACTTCGTGTCTGGTCTGGTTACCTCGTCACTCGGATCGTATGATCCTAGTGAGTGGAGGTTCAGACACGGTCCAGGTGCAGTCTCTGAGTATCGCGGACCAGCCAATAAGTATTATTGGACTAACTGGTCGGATACTCTAGAGTCTGAGTTTCCAATTGCTGATTGTGGTTTCCACAATTTTAGCAGTTGGGCAGACAGTTTGCAGACCAGGCCGGACGTTAGTTCGCAAGAACTACCCTCTCGGATGGTATGTGTTCCAAAAACCTACTCGAAACCACGGCTAATTGCCGCGGAGCCGAGCGCAAATCAGTGGTGCCAACAAAACATCTGGCATTACTTTTGCGATCGAAGCTCAGCTACTTGGATTGATAAGTTTGTTCGCTTCCGCGATCAAACTCTCAACCAGCAGCTTTGCAAGAAAGGTTCTTTGGATAACACAGTCGCTACCGTCGATTTATCGGAGGCTAGCGATCGTGTCACCTGTCACGCCGTTGGGCAGATGTTTAGGGGAAACCCTAGACTATTAAACTGCCTTCGAGCGTCTCGGACCCCAGTAGTATCTCAAGACGTGACCGAAAAGGTCCCGCGCGAGATACGGTTGAGAAAGTTCTCAACCATGGGCAACGCCTGTACTTTTCCTGTTGAAAGTCTACTTTTTCTGAGTATCGCCGTGGCTACGGTGCTTACGCAACGTGGCCTCAGGCCAACAAAGAAAAATGTAGAACTTCTTGCAGGAGAAGTGGCCGTCTTCGGTGATGACATTGTCATCCCCGTCGAATGTCGGGAGCTTTTTGTTGAAGCCCTTAAAATCTTAGATTTTAAGGTCAACGACCGCAAGTCATTCTGGAGTGGAAACTTCAGAGAGTCTTGTGGCGTTGACGCCTTTCGTGGTGTCGATGTGACACCCGCGTATTGGCGTATCTTCAACAATGGCAAACCAGAATCGCTAGCAAGTACTGTTGAGAGTGCGAATAACTTCACGAAGAAGTTTCTCCTCTCCGCAGCAGATCGACTTGCGTCGACCATACCTTTCCGGATGAAAATCCCTAAGGTACACATGCGTTCTGGTGTTTTCGGTCTCAAATCGTTTGCAGGTCCTGATCTATCTGGCTATCAAACCAGGTGGAATTCTGACTTGCAGCGACATGAGGTTAGAGTTGGTACCCTTACTGGGTCCCAACATCGCCTCCCGATCGAAAACGACTCTGCTTTGCTTCAGTTTTTCACTGAAGATCCTGACCCATTATCCAAATGGTCATCAGGCATTCCGCAGAGGCCTAGGACGAGAATTCGTCTTAGGTGGGTGGCCTTAACTGATTTTGACGCACCATGCGTCAACTCAAATTAAGGAGGGAGATACGGTTTGGAAGCCTTGACCAGCGTTGGCCTGCCCCTTACGGGGGTGTGGTTCTCGCAGGGAGACTTTCCTGATCGTGTGAGGTGG